GCCTCCGCGGCGTGCGTCGTGCCGTTGGCGAGGTCTTGCAGCGCCGACACCGGGCCGGTGGAGCGCTTGACCTTGGTGTCCCACACCTGCCCGGGCACGCGGCCGATGCGGACCTGGTTCTCCACCACCATGTCGAGCAGGCCCGGGTAGTTGCGGTTGTTCGCGCGGGATCCGTAGAACAGCGCCTGGTAGATCGCGTTGACCTGGCTAGCGAGCTTCTTCTGCTCGTCGTGGCTGAGCGTCATGAGGAAGTCCTCCGGGATGAGGGGCGCGGGCGCGCCCGGGATGGTGGGGGTGGTGACGGTGGGGACGGATCCGAGATCGCCGCGGATCCGGGCGGCGAGGTTCCACGGGGACGCGTCGCGGTCGTGGTTGCCGACCTTGCGGACGCTGACGTGCACGTGGTGCCGGTGGGCGTTCGGGCCGCTGTACGGCGACCAGCGCTTCGTGTCGACGTTCCAGATGCGGCCCTCGTAGATCACGTAGCGCACCCGGGGGTCGCGCAGGATCGCGTTCACGAGCGGCATCGCGGCGCCGACCTCGGCGAGCCCGATAGTGAGGTCCTCGTCGATGTCGAGCGCGCGCACGATCCCGCCGTCGGACCAGTCGGGGTTGTGGTCGGACGGGCGCGCCTGGTGTGACGTGTCGCCGATCCACCCGTCGGACGTCTTGTCACGGTGCGGCCACAGCGCGTTGATCTCGGCGCGGAGCCGGACGAGCGCGGGCGAGAGGAAGTAGGCCACGGGTCCTCCTGGGGGCACGACGAAGCCCAGGCCGCGTAGCGGTCCTGGGCTGGTGGGGTCAGATGTCCTCGGCTATGTCGGCCGGGGTGACGGGAGGCGGCGGGTCCGCGTTCGGCATGTGCTTCGCGATCCACGCGAGCAGGTCCCGGATGTAGTGGATCGACCGCCAGTACCGGGTCCGCAGGGACCCGAGCTCGGTCTCGAGGGTCTCGATCTTGCGGCCCTGCTGCTCGATGAGCTGGCCCTGCGCGGTGACGCGCCGCTCGAGCGGGGCGACGACGGCCTCGGCCTGCGCCTTGATCAGGCCCTTCCACCGTTCGTCCCACGCGGCGTCCTCCGCGGTCTCCTGCTGCCGCACGCCGAGCCGGTGGTCCTTGCGCGCCTTGTACAGGGCGGCGACCCCGCCGCCGCCGAACACGATCGACAGGACCCCGACGGTCCACGTCAGCCAGTCCGGCATCACCCGACCTCCGGGTGCGTGGCGCGGAGCCTCTCGGCGTGCGCGGCGAGCTCCTCGGCGCGGAACATGACGAAGAACAGGAGGGCGGACACCGCCGACGCCTGCGTCCACCTGCTCAGGGTCTCGGCCCCGACAAGCCACCACACGGTCGCGACGTAGGCGACAAGGCCGGACCCGACGGCCCACGTCGCGACCCACTCGATCCGGTACCGGTTCGTCACGACCCCGAGGAACGCGGCCACGGACCCGGCGAACACGAGGGACGCGACCGCGTAGGTCAGGGTCGTGCCGAGGGTGCCCTCGATGGTGCGGGGCGTGAACAGGAACGCGCCGACGCCGGCGGACATCAGCCACGCCCAGCACAGCGCGAGGATGGTGCGCAGCCGCCCCGGGTAGGGGGCGGGCAGGTCACGGAACGGCATGTTCGCTCCTCAGCCCGTCACGCCGGAACCACGCGGGCGACCAGGCTGCCGTTTCCAGCTCCGAACCGGCCCGTACCCGCGGACGTGACCCGGTACGCGACTGCGTACAAGGTCCGCGGCCCAGTGAACGGCGTGTTTAGGGCCGAGCCGGTCGCGACCGGGGTGCGGATCGACTTGAACCCACCACCGGTGGGGAGGTTGATCGTGGTCGCGATGGCCGGGCCGGATGCGGATCCGACACGGACGGCGAAGTCGTGCCGACCTGAGACCTGCGTCCACTCACCTGTGGCAGCGACGTCGAGGTAGTACGGGTAGCCGGGGTCGGCGACCTCGAGCGTGGCCCACGTCCCGAGGCTCCCGATGTCGGCCGTGCCGACCGTGTAGGTCGCGTGCGCAGGCCCGGCAGGCGGCGCGTAGTCGTAGAGGGTGAACCACGTCGCGGAACCGTTGGACGCGAGCCCGCGGATGTAGGACGCCGTCCCGCGCCGCGCGCGTGTCCCCAGCGGCACGTTCTGCGGCAGAGACTCCCCCGACGGGATGAGGAGGTTCGGTCCCATGCGGCGGCGCAAGTCCCGCGCCGACGCCTGGTTGAGGGACTGCCCCTGCTTGCGGGTCACGGCCCACAGCGGCATGTCCTCGACCCCGGGGGGTGCCTCGTCGAGCGACGGCAGCGCGGTCGACCCCTCGACCCCGGCGATGCGCACGAGCCGGCACGGGCCCGGGTCGGTGGTGAACGTCGCGAGGTCGTACCGGACCGCGATGATGTCGGTCCGCCCGTTCGCCGCGTTCGACGACGCCGGGATGTTCACGGTCTGCGTCTGCCCGGCCGCGATCTGGTGCAGCGCCCCACCGACGATCGACGTGGAGTCCTGCGTCGCGGAGCCGAGCACCGCGTCGTCCGTCCCGGTGGGCAGGGTCAGCTTGTACGCGGACCCGTCCACGTCGCCGACGATGCCGGGCTCGCCGCCGAAGATCGACCGCCAGTCCGCGACGGTGAACTTCTGGCCCGCGCGTCCGAAGGAGTGCTCCGCCATCAGTGGCCCCTCTCGAGAGTGGAGATGCGGCGCAGGGCGCGCGAGAGCATCTGTGCTTGCTTGGTCGTGTTCGCGGACGCCCCCGGGGAGCCGATCGCGACCGTGCGGCGGGTCGTCGCGGTGTCCGGGGACGCGGTAGACGTGACCTCACGGACGGTGGTGTCGATGTCCGCCATGTCGATACCGGGCAGGTCCACGCCGACGCGGGTCCCGATCGCGTACTCGCGCCGGTACTGCACGTCGCCGGTGTCGACCACGTCGAACCGGATCACGGTCGGGCCGGCGCCGTCCTCGAGGGCGTTCGCCCCGGCGCGTTCGATCTCGTCCTGGTCGTCGGTCTGCCGCTGGTCGATCAGGACCTCGGACCGCACGCCCCACAGGGTCGCGGCCGCGTTGTCCGCGAACCGGGCACCCTCCCGCGCCTCTTCCTCGCCGGCGGCGAAGATGACGGCGTCCGTGATGGACGGCTCCTCGATCGCGTACTCGAGGTCGGTGACGAACGCGGTCGCGGCGAGGGAGTCGACGTCGCCGAACCGGATGTCGTCGGACACGTCGGGGGCGGTGTCGATCGTCAGGAGGAGGCGCGGGGTCCCGGTCGACTCGTCGTGCACGATGTCGACCAGCAGGCCGCCGGCCTCCGCGAGGTCGTGCACCAGGGTCCCGAGGTTGTCCATGCGGGCCTTCACGGTGGTCGTGCCACCCCGCCCGAGGGAGGTGGGGAGCACGAGCCCAGGCACGCGGCGGCGCGTGATCGGGGCGGCGGGCCCCGCGTTCGCGGCCACGAACCCGAGGATCACAGTCTCCACCGCGCCCGTGCGCACGTCGTGCGACGCGGAGAACGTGGACACGGTCGTCGTGAGGTCGTGCGACGGGACGGGGAAGCACAGGCGGCGCGCGAGCTGGTCGAGGTCGGACACGAACCCGACCTCGAGCCCGTTCGTCACCTGCCCCGTGTCGGGGTCGGCGGTGCGGACGCGGCGGATCTTGCGGACCCGGCCGGACGTCACGAACTCGTCGTCCTCGTACAGGATCGAACCCATGCCGGGGGTGAAGACGCCAAGCACGTCCGCGGGCCCGCGGATCGTCCACGTGTCGCCGACGTTGTGCCGCTCGACGACCTCGAGGTGGTGCCACCGGGACAGGGGGTCTGCGGTGCGGGTGAGGTCCGCGTTGCGCGGCAGGATGTCCCAGGTCACCACAGGCTCCGGTGCGCTCCGCGCCACGTGAGGCGCAGCATCGTGTCCGATGTCGCGCCGGGCGCGGCCACGTCGATCCGGTTCTCCCCGGGCGCGAACGGCACCCGCCGCGACCCGAGCGCGAGCTTCCCCGCGGCGGGGGCCCCGTTGAGGCGGATCGCGGCCGCGCGCGGGTCGGTCACGATGCGCAGCGTGTCGCCGGCGTCGACCCCCGTCGGGACGTCGATCCGCAACCCGGTGTCCGCCGTGATGAGGACGGAGTCCGCAGGCCCGGTGATCTCGATCGTCGGGTACACCGGCACCGCGGACGTCATCGCGACGGGCATGTCCTCACCGATGACCTCCGACGGGGACAGCTCGAGGTCGGAGAACACGTCCGCGGAGGTGTCGCCCGACGACGCGGCGAGGAACCCGCGGTCCTCGTCGGCGATGAAGAACTCGACGGACCGCTCCTCCCGGTCGAGCGCGAACGGCTGCACCGCGACCGCGGTGAGCACGACCCGCTCGTAGTGCGGCAGGTCCATGCTCTTGCCCTCGAGCCCGGCCCGGTACGCGAGCACGAGCTCACGGGTGCCTGACGCGGACGAGCACACGAGCTTGAAGTTCCCGTCGCGCGTCATCCCGACCGTGGGGTCGGTCAGGTCCCGCAACTCCTGCACCCGCTCCCACTGCTCCGCCTGGTTGGTGGTGCGCAGGGACAGGGGCAGCACGGTCGGGCGGGACGTGGTGATGACGCCGGCGACGTGCCCGCCCGGGACGCCGGGGGTGGCGCCGAGGTCGAGCTCGGTCGGCGCGACCCCGAGGCCGTCGTGATCGGGCAGGAGCCGCCACGGGCCGGGGTGCCCGTCCCGTGCGATCGGGATCACGACCGTCCCGTCCATGGACTCGAACCACAGGTTCCGCGAGTCGCGCACGAGGCGCGGCGGCAGCGGCGGCGGCTGACGGACCGTGGCGAGGATGAAGAAGCTCACCAGCCACCCCCAGGCTCGTAGTCGTTGGCCTCGAGGGCTCGCATGGCGGCGTTCACCTCGGCGATGGACGCCCGCTGCGGGTATACCTGCGCCGTGTAGTGCTTCGTCACCTGGGGTGCGGGCCCGTACCCGGCGCCGTGGGGGGCGCGCGCGACCTGGTAGGCGGTGGCGTTGTCGACGCCGGTGCGGGCGTAGTTCGCGGACGGGCGGCCGCCGGTGGCGAACCCGGCGAGGGACGCGAGCGCGTCCCGGTCGATGGACCGGTTGTTGATCGCGGCCATGAGCCGGTCCCCGTAGTAGTCGGTGGACGGCTCCTGCATGATCCACTCGCGGGACCGGACCAGCAGGGGGCGGCCCCGCTCGGTGAACGCGAGCAGGTTGTCCGCGGTCGGGTCGGCCGGCGGGACGCCGGGGACGCGGCCACCGGCCGGGGACCCGCCGCCCGCGTACCCCGCGATCGCGGCCGCCTTCCCGCCCGTGTACCCGCCCGGGGGGATGAAGATCTGCCGGAACGTCTGGGTCTGCACCGTCTCGACGTAGTTCGTGATCGACTTCCCCGACCAGGACTCGAAGAAGGACTGCATCTTGGCGTGCGCGCTGGACGTGTCGGCGTCCACGTTGATCGACGCCCCCTGCGCGTCGACCCAGTTCGTCAGCGTGACCGTCGTGGCGCGCCCCGACGCGTCGTTCCCGCGGATCGTGACCGTGCCGCGCGACCGGTCGACCGTGGCCGTGTAGTTCGACAGGGTCGTGACGGCCTGCCCGTCGTTCCCGAAGATCGTGACCGTCCCCGAGGCGGCGTCGATCGACGCCGTCGCCGTGTCGAGGACCTGCCCGGCCGGGCCCCAGTCCCCGTCCACCGTGACCGTGCCCTCGGAGTGGTCGATCTGCGCGAGCAGGGCCGCGAGGTCCTCCTGCGCGAGCTCGTCGTTGACGGTGGGCGTGATCTCCGGCTGACGCGCCGCTTCGAGCTCGGACGCGAACCCTTCCCCGGAGTCGCCACCCATCTGCATCCACGCCTCGACGATCGCGAGCCGCTCCGCGGCGGTCCCGTCCCGGAACGTCTGCAGCGCGGCCGCGCCCTCCGGACCCATCGCGATCAGCTCGTCGATCATCGCGTCCGCCGCGGCCTGCATGTCCGCGGGCATCTCCTCGCGGATCTGCGCCGTGATCGTCAGGATGTTGTCCCGCCAGTTCGCCTGCGCCTGCGCCTGCTCCTGCAGCTTCGCGATCCAGTCGTCCATCGACACGGTCGTGCCGTCGTAGAAGTCCTCCCACGAGTCCTCGGCGGTGTCCGTCGCGGCCGCAGTCTCCTCCGCGAGGGCACGGTTCTGGTCGATGACGTCCTGGTAGGCGCCCCCGATGTCGGAGAACGACACCGCGGCCGTGGACACCATCTCGAGCCACTCCTCGGTGGCGGCGATGGCCTCCTCGGTGGCGGGCCCGACCCCGGCGACGCCGGCGGCGAGCCCGTCCGCGGACCCGGCGGCGAGCTGCTGCTGCACGTCCGTGGACGCGAGCGCGTCCGCGTACAGCGGCAGGAGCTCCATGGCCCCTTCGATCGGGATGCCGAGGCCCTCGAGCGCGGCGCGCGCCTCGTCGGCCGCGCCGGACATCACGAGGGACGACAGGCCCTGGTCGAGGGTGTTGAAGAACTCCTCGGCCTGCATCCGGTTCGTGGACGTGGCCTGCCCGAACGTCAGGATCGACGAGATCGTGTTGTCGATGTTCTGGCTGACGGACGGGTTCTTGAGGACCTCGTACGCCTTCTCGATGTTGTCGACGTCGTTGCCGGTGATCCAGTCCTTGAACCCGCCGCGGGAGAACATGGTCGAGAACGCCTGGTCGGCGGTCTTCGCGCCGGTCGCGACGTCGAGCAGCGCCTTCGCGGCCTCCCCGGCGCCCTGCGACGTCTCCACACCCCACTTCGGGAGCGCGGCGGACGCCATCATCGCGGTGATCGCGACCGTCGCGAGCCCGGCCGCCTTCCCGACCTTCCCGAGCCCGGACGCCGCCCCCGGGGCGATGTCGCGCAGGTCGCGGAACGCGCGCACCGTGTCGAGCACGCGCGGGAACATCAGCAGGAACCCGCCCGCGACGAGGGCCGCGACCCCGACGAGGCCGGTCAGGCCACCGAGGGTCTGCTGCACCGGCGCCGGCAGGGACGAGAACGCCTCCGCGAGCCCGGCGACGGCCTCCGCACCCGACGCCAGGGCCGGGAGGAACGCCTCACCGATCGTGCTCGCGGCGTCGTTGATGCTGTTCTTCGCGATCTGCAGCTTCGCCTCGGTCGTGTCGTACCGCTTCTCGGCCTCGGCGACGAGGGCGGTGTTCTCCTCCCAGGCGCGCGCCTGGTCGTCGAGGGACTGCGCGAGAAGGTCGCCGGACGCCTTGAGCTGCAGGAGGACGCGCTGCTCCTCCTGGGACTTGATGCCCAGGTCGGACAGGGTCGTGACCACGTTCCCGCCGGACGCCTCGACCCCGTTGAGGCCCTGCGCGAAGGAGTCCAGGGCCCGGATCGGGTCCTCCTCGAACGCGGTCGCGAAGTCGGAAGCGGACATGCCCGCCACCCGGGCGAACCCTTCGAGCGCCTCCCCGCCGTCCTGCGCCGCCGTGTAGATGCGCTGCAGCACACGGGACGTGACGGACCCGCCGAGCTCGGCGGTGACGCCCATGGACGCGAGCGCGTTCGACAGGGCCAGGACCTCACCTGACGTGGCGCCGACGAGCGCGCCCGCACCGGCGATGCGCTGGGACATCATGAGGATGTCCTTCTCCGTCGAGGCACCGTTGTTGCCGAGCTCGACGAGGGTTGCGCCGAACCGCTGCACGTCGTCCGTGGACCCGTCGAGCTTGAGGCCCATGACGTTCGCCATCTGCGCGATCGCGGTCGCGGCCTCGTCGGACGTGAGGTTCGTCGTCTCCCCGAGGTCGATCATCGTCTTCGTGAAGTCGACGATCCCCGGGGTCGAGACGCCGAGCTGCCCCGCGGCCTCCGCGACGGCGGCGATCTCCTGGTGCGACGCCGGCAGGGTCTTCGCGAGCTGCCGCAGCCCGGTCTCGACGGCGGCGAGCTGGGCGGGGGTGCCGTCGACCGTCTTGAGGACCCCGGTCCACGCGGACTCCCAGTCCATCGCGGCCTTGACGGTGGCGCCCATCGCGACGGTGGTGACGGCACCGAACGCGGTCAGCGCGGTCCCGGCCCGGTCCCACGCCTCCCGGTTCTGGTCGGCCGACTTCGCGAGCCGCCCGAACGTGGTCTCCTGCTGCTTCGCGGCCGCGTCGGTCTGCGACATGGCCGCACGGAGCTCGGCCTCCGCCGACGTGACGTCGTCGGTCGCCTTGTCGAGGTCGCGGCGGGCCTTCGCGACTCGCTCCTCCGCGGCGACGACCTGGGCGGACTGCGCGGGGTGCTTCGCGCGGGCGTCGGCGAGCTGCTGCTCCGCGGTGCGTAGCCGCCCGGCGGCGTCGGCCTGCGACTTCGTCGCCGAGTCGACCCGCTTCGACGCCTTGTCCGCCGCGTCCCCGACCTTGTCGACCGCCTTTGCGGCCCCGTCCATCGCCTGGACGAACGCCTGGTACTCCGCCTCGAGCCGGACAGCGTAGGAGCGCTGGGCCATGGCACCCCCTCAGGCGTGGTTGGGTGGTCAGTCGGGGAGCGGCGGGCCCTGCCCGGGGATGCGGCGAACGATCACGTGCTGCCCCGGCTTGCGGTCGGCGTCCTTCGTCTTGAGGTCCCGCGCCGCGCACGCCTGGCACGTGTGCTGCTCGGCCTCGTACTCGCCCTCGGAGCGGTCGTCCCACGCGTGGTCGCGCGGCTGCCCACACCCGGGGCAGAGGGTGTCCTCCCACAGGAGCAGCGCCTCAGCGAGCGCACGGTCCTTGCCGGACCACGTCTCGAGGTACTCGGTCGGGCGGGCGTTCCATGCGCGCGCGGCGCGCAGGGACAGGATCAGCCCGGGGCGCTCCCCGACTTCGCCGGCGAGAAAGGGGCGGGGATCACCGGGTCCTGCGCCTTCGCCTGCAGCGCGGCCGCGAGGAGGGACCCGACCTGCAGGACGCCGCGCGGCTTCGCCTTCATCGCGCGGAGCTGGTCGACCTTGACGGTCGTGGCGACGGTGCGGCCCGTGTGGTCCTCGACGCGGACGACGGCGGCCGCGACGAGCGCGAGGTCGCGCGCGTCGACCGCGTCGCGGTACTTCGGCTTTGCGGCCGCGGCGTCGTGCTTCTTCTTCGCGGCCTCGTACGCGTCGTGCGCCGCCTTCGGCGCGGTCGCGGCCGGCTGCGGGGGCACGGTCGGCAGCGCCGGGATGGGGTTGGCGCGCCCGATCTCCTGGATCACGGCGTCGTCGAGGGCCTGCACGTACCAGGTGGTCTTCGACGCGGCCCACTGCTCGTACAGGGTCTCGCGCTCCGCGTACAGGGCGGCGAGCTCGCCCTGCTCGGTGATGGACGTGTCCCCGCCGTGCTGCGCGGCCTCGAGGACGCTGATCTCGCGCTGGATCGCCTCGTACCGGCCCATGATGTCGGGGCGGGCGTAGATCGGGACGGACCGCTGCGTCGGGGAGATACCGTCGATCCACGCGTCGAGGTCGAACTCGGCGGGGGCGGGCTCGGACGGGATGAGGTCCGGGTGCTGCTTGGTCATGGTGACGCCTTCCACGGGTCAGGGGGGGGTCCACGGGTCGGTGAAGAGGTGCCGGCGGGGCCCGGACCCGTGGAAGAACGGGCCCCGCCGGGGTCTGTCAGGCGCCGCCCGTGACGACCGTGGCCGCCTTCTTGAACCGGCCCTGCTGCAGCAGGGGGAACGTGGCCTTGAGGTAGCCCTCACCCGTGCCGCCCGACGTCTGCGGGTTGTCGATCATGACGAGGAACAGGTCGTACAGGTCGTCGGCCGCCGGCGCGGTCGCGGCCGGCTTCCCGACGCGGCGCGCGATCCACCCGACGGCGCCGACCTCGTCCCCGATGATCGTGAGCGGGTCGTTCGCGGTCGCGGCCCCGGACTCGTAGTCGCGGAACATGACGAGGCTGCCCTCGTAGTTCCCGACCGTCGGGACGATCGCGTTCGACACGTCCGTGACGGACCGCTCGTTCACGGTGTCCGACCCGGCGGCGTCGATCGACGTCGTCGTGACGACCTGCGTCGAGATGTTCTTCGCCCCGGCGGCGGTGAGCTCGGCCACGGTCGGGGCGAGCTCGTTCGCGATCCCGTCCACGCCCGGGATCCACAGGTACTGGGTCACGCCCAGGTCGACGATGCGTGCCATGTCAGGCCTCCTTCTTCCCCGCCGACGCGGGCTTCTCGGTCTTCGGGTCCGGCTCGGGGGCCGGGAGGATGTGCACGGCCGGGGCCGGCTCGGTGACGGTCACGACCTCGCGCGGCTTGAAGCCGGGTCGGGCGGTCTCGTCGGGGCGGGTGACCTCGATCGGCTTGAAGCCGGCCGAGGCGGTGGTGCGTTTCGCCATGGGTTCCTCCTCAGGGCACGGCGACATCCCCCGACCGAGGTCCGGTAGGGGGTGGTGCTGGGGTGGGTGGGTCAGGGGGTGAGGCAGCGGAACGCGAGGGGCACGTACCACCGGACGGGTGTCGTGTCGGGGTCCTTCGTGGCGGGCACGCCGAGGCGCTCCTCGCGGAGGCGGACGCCGGGCAGGATCTCGACGTGGTGCAGGCGGTCGCGGACGAGTTGCACGGCCTGCAGGGTCCACGTGACGGACCCGGACGCTACGGTGACGCGCTCCTCGTAGGCGAGCTCGTCGCGGGGTTGTGCGGCGACGTCGGGCTCGGGGTCGGGGGTTCCGGGGCCGGGCCACGCGACGGCGTAGGGGTAGACGCGGCCGTCGGCCGCGGCGGGCGGCTTCGCAGGCACGTCCCCGTCGAACACCTGCACGGTGGCGATGGCTTCCAGGGCGTCGAGGACGGCGGTGTGCAGTTCGAGGGGCGTGGTCACGGCAGCATCCGGTCGATGATCTGGTCGAACGCGGCCTCCATGAGGGGGCCGTTGCGGTCGAGCGAGGGCCCCATGTACGGCTGCGCCGCCATCTTCGACGTGCCGACCTCGACGAACAGGCCGTAGTGCGCGGTCGGCCCGATCTCCGCCGCCACGCTGGACCCAGTGTCGGTGACGTCCGTGCCGATGCTCGAGCGGAGGTTCCCGGTGTCGACCGGGGCGAGGGCCTTCGCGTCGCGCTCGGTGTCGAGCGCGGTCTTCCGGACGACGACGGACACGAGGGGGCCGGCCTGCTCCCCCGCGGCGCGCAGGTCACGGGACAGGCGGCGCAGGTCGGAACCGTCGACACCCATGTCACGCCTCCCCGGGTTGGTTCGACTGGTCGTCACGGCACGTGAGGAGCTGCTCGATCGCGTGCGAGGACCATCCGGTCGAGTCGACGGTCAGGACCCGGCCGGTGAGCGGGGCGAGCCCGTTGCCCGTGACGGTGTCCACGGTGATCCGGGCGTCCGCGACCTGCTCGGGCGCGGACCGCGGCAGGGCGACGGTCACAACCCTGGTCGTGACGTCCTGCCCGGCGGCGTCCCGCTCCCCGTACCCGCGGACGACGTCGTAGGTGATGCGGGCGGGCCCGGTGTACGTCACGGTCCCGTCGGTGCCGGCGCCGGGGCCGGTGGTGGGGTCCCAGTCGTCGTCGGACCCGCTCCCGTGGCGGATGGTGACGGTCGCGTTCATCGTGGCCTCGGACACGGTTGCGGCGTGCGCGGCCCAGTCGGGGTGGAACACGGACGCGCTCGGGAACGGCACCGTCACCACCCCGAGAGCTCGGGCCCGCGGCCCGGGGAGGGGGTGAACTCGACGACGCCGAACACGTCGTCGATCGCGCCCTCTTCGAGGTCGTCCTTGTCGGCCTGCGCGCGCAGCGCCGCCGCCTGCTTCCGCAGCGCGTCGGCGAGCTTCGCACCGTCCGTGGTGACACCGTCCGCGGTGCGCAGGACCTTGAGGGTCAGGGCCTCGGACGTCGCGATCGCGTCGAGCGCGTCCGCGGCGGCGCGGCCGACGGGACCGCGCAGGAAGTTCTCTGTCGCCCCGTCCGTGACACCCCACCGGCGCAGGTACCCGTCGACCATGTCGTCGGTGAGGATCTGCTTGCCCGACTCCTCGTCGGCCAGGTCGGCGATGAGGAGGCGGACCTGCCCGCGCGCGGTGTTGAACGCCACGATGCCTCCCGGTGTGGGGCTGGACAGGACGAGGACGAAGGACGACCCCATGAGGCACCTCCCCGGGGGTGCCCGCCCCCGGCCCGTGCGGGTCGGGGGCGGGCGGGTGGGTCAGGACGCCGGCTTCGACGCGTAGGTGTGCGTGGGCACGACCGTGGCGCCACCGACGACGTGCCGGACGCGGTAGAACACGCCGTCCTCGTTGAACGACCCCTCCTCCGGCGAGATGGACCCGCCGCCGGGGCGCGAGCCCGTGACGTCCGCGACGCGGATGTCCGGGGTCTCGTGGCCCGTGAGGAACGCGACCGCGAACGCGGGGCGCGGGGACGTCGGGGCCGGGAGCACGAACCACGCCGTGCCCTTGATGCCCGAGTCGACGACGAGCGTGATCGCGCCGCGCAGCCAGTTCGGCTCGAGCGTGGTCTTCGTGCCGACCGTGACGCGGATCTCCGTGGCGTTGAGGAGGCGACGCGCGGTCATCTCCTGCGCCTTGCCCACGACGAGGATGAGGTCGCCCGGGTCGAGGATGTTGCCCTCGGCGTCCTCCTTCGTCGACACGGTCGTGATCGCCGCGGACAGGTTGTCCGCGTCGAGCGCCGCCGTGCCGGCCGCGTTCCCGTTCGCCGACTTGAAGAAGTCGGGGTTCGGGGTGCCGTCGGCCTGCACGAGGAGGGAACGCGCGGTGCGGTCCTCCGTGAGACGGGCCGCCGTGGCGAAGTTCGCCGGGAGCTGCTTGAGCTCGTCGATGTCGTCGTTGATCCCGGCCTCCCACGAGTACCCGAACCGGCGACCGAACTTGCCGACCTGGATCTTGTACTCGTCGGTGTCGTGCACGGCCTCGGGGTACGGAGCGAGCTCCGCCACGGGGTCGAGCGCGGTGCGGCCGCCGAGGATGTCGACGAGCGCCTTCGGCTTGAAGTTCCGGACCCGCGTGCGGGCCGCGTACCCCGTCCACTGGACGGGGATGTCCGTGTACTTCGCGAGGAGCTCGCGGTCGAGGACGTCGCCCGTGACGGACCGGAACAGGTCCGACGTGGACAGCGCCTCCTTCACGAGGAGCGCGGCACGGTCGGAACCGTCCCAGGCGCGGCCCCACAGCTCCGCGGCCTCGGCGATCGCCTTGGCGCGCTGCGGCGAGGGCTTGCGGTGCGTCGCCGGGCCACCGCTGAGGAAGGTGCCGGCCTCGGTGATCCCGAAGGACTCACCCACGTTGATGATGGTCATGTCGGGGTCCCTTCTCAGACCTGGGCGATCTCGACGACCACGTCGGCGGGGGCGCCGCCCTTGGCCTCGAGGCAGTAGCCGAAGACCGGGTTGGCTCCGGAGTTGTCGGTGGTCGTGATGACCCCCGTCGCGGTGACGATGAACACGGGCTGCCCGACGGTGCGGGTCGTGTTCGTCGTGACGGGGACGCGGAACGCGCCGTCGAGCGCGACGGTGGCGTACCCGTCCTCGTTGCCGCCCTCGCCCTCCTTGGTGAGCGTGACGCCGACGAGGGAGCCGACGGCGACGGGCGAGCCCGACGCGGTGTCCGCGGGGACGGGCAGGGACCGGGAGCGGGTCCACATGAACACGTGGTTCTTGGACATGTCAGGCCTCCTTCACGGGGCGGCCGAACGCGCGCGCGACCGCGGCGTCGACGTCGATGGACTCGGTGACGTCACCGGTGGTGGTGGTGCCCATGCCGCGGACGCTGCCCGCGCCCTGGGCCTCGGCGACCTGCGCGGCGGCGGCCTCGACGGCGGCCTTGAACGCGTCGGCGTCGAGACGGCCCGACTCGGTGAGGGGCCGGTCGGCGAGCAGACCCTTGGTCTGCAGGGCGTCGAACTCGACGTCGGCGCCCTTGATGATCGACTCGGCGATGGCCGTGTCGGCGGCCTCGTGCGCGGCCTTGAGGGCCTTCTCGGCCTCCTCGGCACGCTGCACGGCGGCGTCGCGCTCCGACTCGAGCACGGGGGCCCGGCCGGCGTCCTTCTCGAGCTGAGCCAGGCGGCTCTCCTCGATCTGGGTCTGTGCCATGGTGTCCTCCTTGAGGGACTCATAGGCGGTGGACTGCCCGGCCGGACGGCTCGGGACACTGGTGGGGGCGACGGGCACGTACTCGGTGCGGACGCGCACCTCCGTGCGGTCACCCGTGAGCGCGGACGGGGCACCGTCCTCGCCGGTGGTGTACGTCTGCGCGAACGTGCCGTTCGTCTCGCCCTCGAGCTCGAACCACACCGTGGTGTCGTCGAAGTCACGGACCCACGCCCACACGCGTGCGTCCTCCTCCTGCGAGGAGTGGGCGTCGCGGACGAGGTCGACGAGCCGGTCCCGGACGTCGTTCGAGGTCGCCTCCGTCGCGTCGGCGCGCGCGGACTCGAGGACCTGCAGGATCTTCCCGCCCCGCCCGGCCTTCGTGACGAAGTCGACCGAGGAGCCCTCGACGAGGCGCGTGATGATGCGGCCCCGTCGGCCCTCGGCCTCGCCCTCCTCGACCTCCGCGGCGCCGCGGATGCTGACGCCGATGACGTCGGCCATCTCCGCGATCGGCTCCCGCCACGTCGAGAAGACCTGTGCCTCCGCGACGAGCGTGTTCCCGTCCCAGCGGGCGTCCTCCGTGAGGACGGCGGCGAGCGTGTTGAGGTCCCGCTCGGGCCGCTCGAACGACTCGGTCGCGGTCGGGTGGTTGATGTACATGTGCGTCCCGGCGGGGAACACGCGGTCGCGGGCGGCGGCCTCGAGCACGTCCGACGAGTAGTACCCGCTGCTCCCCCACCCGGGGTTGATGATGCCGACCGAGATGCGGCCCTTCGGCCCGTCGGCGGGCGTGGCGGCCTCGGCCAGCGGCCGCAACTCGCTGAGCGCTACCTTCATGGGTTCCTCCGGGGGACACTGGACGGATGGGTCAGGACGACGACGACACGTGCCGTGAGCACGTGTGGGTCTTCACCGGGGTGACGGTGGACGACGCGGGACAGCACCGGGAGCACGAATGCGCCCGGTGTGAGGCGGTGCTGGTGGAGCCGGTCAGGCGATCAGGTCCCGAACCGGTGTGACGACCATCGAGTCCCGCCACCCGGGCGTGACCCGGCGCGTGGACAGGTCGTCCCACGAGATGCGGCCGTCGTCGAGGAGCCGCAACCGGGCCGGGCCCATGACCTGTACCTGCTTCTCCGCCGGGAGGTTGTCGAACCACTCGCGGGCGTCCGGCACCGCGGATGGCGGGTCGTCCAGGTCGAACCCGAGGTCGCGCCACGACCGGGTGACCGGGACGCGTGCGCACCGGCCCTGCTGGTGGTCGATCGGGCCCTGCTCGTCGACCGGGTGCTGCGTGCCGTGCTGCACGAGGCAGGACGGGCAGGTGCGGACGTCGAGCGTCGCGACCCACTGCCACCCGGTCAGGACGTCCCGGTTCGCCTGGTCCTGAGCGAACGCGCCGGCGCGGTGCGCGTCGAGCATCTCCATGCGCGCGATGACGAGGGCGCGGGTGAGGCCACCGTTGAACCCGGACTCCACCGTGGACAGCATGCGGCGTGCCGCGACGCGGGGGTTCTCCCCGACCGCGACCCCACGGATCAGGGACGACGCGATCGCGGACGTCGCCTCCCGCCCGATGGGGTACGTCATCGCGGTGATCTGCTGCGTGGTGCGGGTCACGATCGCGTCGAGCGTGGCCGGGTCGACCCGGTTGAACGCGACCCCGGTGCGGGCCTCCGCCGGCGCGAGGTCGGGGTACTGGGCGCCGATGAGGCGCGCCTGCCACACGGCGGCGTCCCCCGTGAGGGCGGGCACGTCCCGCAGGATCCGCACCCCCGCCTCGTCGGCGAGCGCGTCGAGCCGCGCCTCCGTCAGGTCCAGGGCCCGCACCGCACGCTCCGCGCGCAGCACCTGCGCCCGGGACGGCCACGCCCCATCCACGGACGCGTTCACGAGGTCCGTGATCGCTGCCTGCCACTCGACGGTCAGCTCGTCCCACGCGGTGACCCACGCCTTCACGAGGTCGCGGGTCGCGGCGTCGACCGTCTTGTCGACGGTGGCGCGCATGCGGCGCGTGAGCGCGAGCACGTCAGGGGTGACGGTCACTCGTCCCCACCCCGGAGCACCGCGGCCGGGTCCTGCCCGCGGCGGAACGCAGCCGTCGCCGCGTCCCCGAGCGCGTCCCCCGCCTGCTTGTACGGGTCGAGCCAGTTCCCGTCGTCGTCCGTGAGCTCGTCGATGATCTCGTCGGCGTCCTTCACGTTGAACGCCTTGAGCAGGAGCTTCGCGATCACGACGGGCGGGAGCGTCTTCGTCGTGTCGGCCTTCGCGATCGCGTCGACCACGACCTGCACCGGCACCTCGTCCAGCGGGGGCCAGTCGAACTCGATCGTGGCGTCCGTGTCACCGGCCAGGGTGAGGACCTCACGGCCCGTGAACGGGTCCCGCGTCACGGCACCCTGCAGGGGTCCACCCTTCGCCTTCACGGACTGCGTGATGACGTAGGTCAGGATCGCGCGCAGCGCGTTCTCCCACAGGGAGCGGCGCTGCGTCATCTCGAGCCGAGTGGGCAGGTTCAGGGTCTCCGCGACGGCGCGCGCACCGGTCTGCCCGGGGTCGGCGAGGAGCGTCGTCACGGGGACGCCGAGCGCGGCCGCGACCATCGCGGCCAGGGGCCGGCCGGACTCGGAGTCGATCGTCGCGCCGGTCTTCGGGATCGCTTCGAGCGTGACGTTCGGTCCGAGGGCGGCGGTCGCGCCGACGTTGTTCTCGTTCGCGGGGATCGTGTCGCCCTGGGGGCGGCGCGCGAGCGCGGCCCGCATCTTCTGCGACGACGACCCGTTCCCGGCGGTCGCCTTCCACGCGAACTGCGACAGGGACTTCACGAGCGTCGCCCAGTCTGCGAGGAAGTCGCGGTACAGGCGCGCGAACGGCAGCGCGGCGTAGGCGTCGCCGATGCCGAACTTCCACCCGTCGAGCCGGTTCGCGGACACGTGCTGCACGGGCGCATCCCACATGACGGGGTGCCCGTCGATGCTGCGCACACGCTGCGCGGGCCGGTACGTCAGCGCCGGGTAGTACGCGGTGCGCTCCGTCGTGACCATGCGTGCGGTGCGCACGTCGACGCGCTGCTCGGTCCAGGTGCGCTCGTAGAACCACGGGTCGTCCCGGTCGTCCGGGTTGAGGATGACGTCCGTGACCTCGTCGAACGGGATCGTGCGGGCCTGCACGAACCCGGTGACAGGGTTCGTGAAGCACGCGATGAACACGTTCCCGTCGGTGCCGAGCGCGCGCTCGTTCTCCTCCTGCGCCTGGTCCCCGGTCAGGGCCGCCCGGTTCCCCGGGTCGTCGAGGAACGCCTGCACGACGGCGTTCACGTCCTGCGTGCCCTCGTCACCGGTGGCGCGGGCGCTGATGCCGACGCCCTGCCCCCACACGTATGCCTGCCGGATCCCGAGCCCACGCTTGATCAGCGGGTTCGCGACCGCCATCACACGGGCGACCTCGGACGCCTCACGCAGACCCTGCCGGGAGAACTGGTGCTCCCCCGCCGCGGACAGGCGCTTCCACCCGCGGTCCTCAAGCATCCGCTCGAGGTCGGCGACGGACTCCGCGAGGAGCTCGGCCTGGTGGTTGGCGGCGGCCGCGTTCTCACGCGCCTCGGTCACGGTCGCGGACTCTTCGAGGCCGAGCAGCTGGCGGAACCGCCCCATGGTCGACCCCCCTAGGTCAGTAGCCGCCGAGGTAGGCGTGCGGGTCGTCCTCGACGAGGTCGTCGTAGGTGAACGTGTCGTCGTCGAGCAGCGGGTTCAACAGCAGGCGGTTGATCGCCTGCGAGAACGCGTCGATCGTGTCGTCGTGCGCCCCGTTCGGGAACGCGCGCGCCTCCTCGAGCAGCTCTTCCACGTTCGGCAGGAGGTCCGCCGTGGGGAGGTGCACGTTCCGGGAGTGCACGAGCGGGGACACCGCGTTCGCGCGCGCGTACTTCGACCCCTCGGGTTCGATCGGGATCAGGCCCGGCACGGTCCGCCCGAGCGCGTTGATCACGGCCGGCCCGTTTGCCTTGTCCTCGACGAACTTCGCGACGGCCTGCGGCCACCGCGCCGTCATCGCCTTGATCGCGTCCAACGTGGCGGTGAACGACAGGCGGGCCCGCACCTGGTCGAGCAGGTACGCGTCCACGCCGAGGCGCAACCACACCTGCCCGACCACGTAGTCGGACGACTTCGTGTCCTTGAACGCGAGGTCCCACGACTGCACGACCTCGACCCCGTCGCCGGGCACCCACCGGACACCACCGGGCCGGTCGATCCACAGCGGCTGCTCGTACCGCGCCCACTGCTCGGGGAACAGGTCCCCCGCGAGGGGGGACGGGCGCCCCTGGTACAGGGCGGCCCAGGTGCGCGGCCCGGCCTGCACCTTCCGGCGCTCCCACTGCTCACGGGTGCGGCCGCGGGCGGAGATCATGTACTCGCCGGGCTGCCGCCCGAGGATGTCGGTCTCCCCGTTCTCCGGGGAGTGGTCGGCCTGCGCGGGGATGTTCACGACGGACCACAGGTGCCCGTCTTCGGCGGCGAGGAGCCGGCCGGCGAGGTCGTCGTGATGCCACCGGGTGAGGATGACGATCACGGGCGCGCCGGGCGCGAGACGGGCGGACGCGACGTCGGTCCACCAGTCCCAGGCTCGGTCGCGGAACACTTCGGAGTCGGCTTCGATGCGGTCCTTGAGCGGGTCGTCGATGATGAGGACGTCCGCGGGCCGGGAGGTGAGGCCACCGCCGATGCCGACGGCGTACACGCCGCCGAGGTGGTCCGCGATCTGGAACTCGTGCTGCGCGGCGACGTCGTCGGCGACGCTGATGCCGAGCTGGTGCCCGTGGGTGCCGATCTCGCCGCGGATGAGGCGGCCCATGCGGCGGGCGACGGTCGCGGCGTAGGACGCGACGACGATGCGGGTGTCGGGCCGGTCGGTGAGGACCCAGGTGGGCGCCCACTTCGTCGCGAGCGTCGACTTCCCCTCCTGCGGGGGCATGGAGATGATGAGGCGCGCGTCGGGGGTAGTGAGGGCCCGGGTGATGGCGTCGTTGATGACGTCGAGCGCCGGGGTGCGGTGGAACTTCGGGTCGAGCTCGACGGCCATGTCGGCTGGGGTGGGCCAGCGCGGCGGGGGCGGGGGTTCGAACCGGCGTGCGGCGGCTTCGAGGAACGACAGCGACATGGTCGCCTCCTCGGTGCCTCCTTCGTG